CTCAGGGTGTAGATTAACACTCTTTCATACCCTCCACTTCCTGGTGTCGTCCATAATGGTCTCCCATCTGGGGCAAACTTTTGATTGGACTCGCGCAGACTGGCCTCCCTGTGTGCTTTAATCTCGAATTTAAACCTCGAGAAATTGGCGTTCAGAAAAGGACCTTCTTCGTACGCAGAATCCGATTGAAGTAGACCAGGCTCACTCCTCATATAGACGGAGTAGAGCGGGCTCACGTAATCGCCTGGGTAAATACTGACTCTCTCCCGAGAGCAGCGGCGAAACGCTTCGAAAAAGACACCACCGTAGCCTGCTCGCTTTTGAACCCTGTTGAGGCGCTTGTTCCACGTTCCATCGCTGGATACGAGAACACAATCACCATAGCCATCAGGGCCGTAGAGGCGCAGGTCGTCGCTCACATAACTTAGTGCAATCTCTGCAAGCTCGGTGTCAAGTGAGCGTGCAAAGAAGTTATGTAGAACATAAAGGTGTTCCGCACTCAGTCCTGCTTTCACATAGACTGGGCGAATGTTAAAACCGGCGTACCAATCAGCGCCACATGACTCACGGAACTTTCCATAACCGCATTTGGATTCATTTATCATAAACCCGCAGAGAGTTAGGAGGTCAACTACAGACGGTGCATCATCCGTTTCGCAGATAATGTCGTCCCCGTAAGCCCGCACAAGTGCACCGCCTTTTGAGGCGGCAACTGTCAGTGCGTAAAAAATGAGAGTCTCTAAGGGAAAAGTGTAACCATTCCCCATGGAACAAAACATCTCAAGTTTCCTAGTGGTACCTTTGTAGGTGGTATCTGCACACCCCGCGTAAAACAAGAACTGGTACCAGTCCTCCGGAAGGAGGTATCTGACAAGTTCACGCGAGATAGTAGCAGACGCTGATCTAAGATCTAGGGTCATCAGCTCATGGGTTATACTCCCAACGCGCGCGAAGCGCTGATTCGGAAGTTGATCCCTGATGTCTAAATCCAGTACTCGAAGCAACCGATCTTGGATCCACCGACCTATGCCACCCTGTAACAACGTATTTAGGGTAGGCTGGATTTCGATGAATCTGTCGACAAGTGCATCTTTTGGGACGTTCACTAGCTGACTGGTTGACAAAACCAGATCAACGCAATACTCCGCGTACACTTCCTCGCCGTCCTCCTTGCATAAGACCCACTCGCCATGGCAATCAAGCCAGTGCGGAATGGATCGCAAGAACTCAGGCATCCAGGGGCTGTGTGCTAGTTCAACGCTACACGTTGGCTGATCTGCAAGTTTTTCCTGCGGGCATGCCATGCCCTTTTTTACCGTGGTAGTAGCACCAGGTCCGAAAGCTAATTTAAGGTCGCATATGCGCGGCAGTGGTCCGAGAACTTTCCGGATAAGCCTCCTAGCAGCGTTCAGCTGCGTGAAAGAGGTGGCTGAGAAGCCATCTGGGATATCCTTTTTGGTCCTAAAGCGCGCGTTTGTTTCCTTGCATTTTGCTTCGGCCTCTTCGAAAATGACGTACGACCTGGCTTCCCTCTCCTCTGCCGATATTACAGGCAGAATAGGAAGTTTCTTGTACAGGGCTTGAATCTGCCTGCACGCAATAAGCTGGGAGATGTCCCAGTCCAGATTATAGTCAAAAACGTATGCCAAGACGGCTACATAGTCCCTTGCTTGAACAAGTTCGAGTAGGTGACGTCCAACTTGG